GCCCTCGCAAGGAGGGCTCTGATAAATTGCGCAGATGATTCGCGCGCTTGTTTTGCTGTTCGTGGCCGGGGCGGTTTGTGCCCAGCCGATTCACCGTGATCCGCGTGTGGTGCGGGAGTTCAGAAAGTTGGTGCCGTGCCCGTCAACGGGAAGGACTCGTGGAGCGTGTCCGGGCTATCAGGTCGAACATGCGCACGCTTTATGCGCAGGCGGGGAAGATGCCGTGTCCAACCTTCACTGGCTTGACGTTGAAAACCATCGCTGGAAAACTTTTATAGATAACCGCGAGTGCCGCAAGCTGCGACGACTCGCCAATACTCCTGCTATCGAGCGTTAGCCGCCTAGACGGTGCCGTCTTGAATCACGGCGAAGCGGTAAACATCGGTCATGGGGTTACTCCGGGGGTTGCTGGTTGCCACGTCCTGCCACCATCGTCTGAGCGCATCAATTGAGCGCCAGGGAACAACGAGGGGTTCATCATGGAAAACAACGGGCCACGTATCGAGGACAACCCATCAGCGCCGGAGATATTCGTATCCGATCTGTTGAGGTCCAACATAGAGGCAGGGGAAATAGTCAAGCTCACGTTTGGCTCCTTGCGGTATGACATGACGGGCGACGGCGCGCGGTTCGATGTAAATCTGAGGCTGGTGATGTCGCTGCCCAGCGCGCACGCCCTGCACGCAACCTTGGGCCAATGGCTGCAACGCATCGCCCTTGCCAAGACTGACAAGCCGGACGACATGCCGGTTCAGTGAGCGCCCTTGGGGTGATAACGTGCGCCCGCTTAGAGCGTGCAGCCCTCGTGCAACTTGCGCTTGGCGGTTAGGTAGGCTTCGTGGGCGGCTTGGGGGTTATCGAAATCACCCAGAAACCGGTTTCGGTTGTTGATGCTGATTTGGGCGCGCCACCTTCCTTTTTTTGACGGTGATACGCCCAGAATCCCCGAAATTGACTGAGGCGAAGCGGTTCGCCGATTTTGCAAATTAACCGCCTGCGACACATCGCGCAGGTTATCGAACCGGTCATCGGATCTGATGCCATTCCAGTGATCAATCTGACCCTCGGGCCATCTGCCAGTTACATACAGCCAGGCAAGCCTGTTGGCGCGATATGAATGACCGGCAACTGATATTTTTCTGTACCCCCACTTGCTGCAGATTCCGCCTGCAATGTCGCCTTTGCGCGCAATGACTTGCGTCCCATGTCCACCCAATGAATCACATGCCCGGGTAAAAACCCCAGTCTCCGGGTCGTAGTGCAGCAACTCGCGCAGCCGCTCGGCGGTCAGTTCAGGCTTTGGCATGGAGAAACCGCTCACAGAGTTTTCGGTACGACGCGCAGAATTCCAATTGCTCGGCAACCGTCCGGCGGTCCCACTTCGCACCTGCATCTTTCAGGCTCTTGACCATTTCAGGATCGAAACCAGCCCACGGGCCAGAAGGGATGCACTCGGGAGCCTTGCGCCGCGCTTCTACTTGGCTGCGGATGTAGCGGGCCTCCGCTTGCCGGATGCATTGCCTAGCCATGCTGTACCTCCTTGTCCGTCCGCTCCGTGTGCGCGCGATACCGCCTGATCGCCTCAATCACGATGCTGTTCATGGAGCGGTACGTCTCCGACGAGTGCATTTCCAGCCAGCGCCGCGTGTCGGTCGGAAACCTGATTCCGATAGGTGCCGCCTGCGGAGGCAAACGATGTTTTGTAGCCATTCTGATCCTTTAAGGCACTAAATAAGCACCTGCGTAGCATACAGATATGGTGCTGTTTTAGTGCCTATTCCTACTGCGACGTAGGGGTATATATTTCGTCGCATGGCTGTTCAAGATGACTACGTCCGCCGCTCTGTAAGGCTCCCTCCTGGCCTCTACGAGCGCATCGCTAATTCCGCCGCTCAATGCGAGCGGTCGGTGAACGACGAATTCATTTCCCGCCTAGCAGGCAGTTTTGATGCCGAACAGATCAACGCTCGCCTGGATCGCGTCGAGGGGCTGCTGCATCAGCTTTTGAAAGGTAGGAAATGACCGAAGCAGAGTGGGGGCGATTCATCGGAACCGCCATCGTCGTGGGCATCATCGGCCCGCTGTTCTGGCTGGGCGTCAACGTCCTTGAGGGAAAGATCAGGCGCTTAATCAACGAGCGAAAGGCCAAGAAGCCCGCCGCCCCTGACAGCCGATTCCTCAAGTAGCCTGCGCATCGCCGGGTACTTTTCCAGCAATTTCCGGTCGGCTTCGCTCATCATCTTTCCAGCCGCTGCCGGGTTCAACAGCGAGTCGGCCAGCAAGCCTTTCACCTTTTGGTCTGTGTCGCGGTACAGCCAGTTCGTGGCACGGTTGACACCCGGCAAACTCAGCAACCCGCCCACGGCGCGCGGCATTCCGCTTTGGGCCGCGATGTTGTCCATTGCGAAGTTCTGGAAACTGTTAGAGCCGACAGGCCCGCCGAGCGTTTGAGCGTTCGACTTGCGTGCAAGGTCTTCCGCGACGGCGCGCATGGTTGACATCTGATCCGGCGTCATCACATCAGACATCTTCGCGCCCTTGTAGCCGGTAGCGCGCGCCGCCGTAACATCTGCCTCGCGCAGCGCCTTGGCAAACGTCGCGCCAGTCTCCCGGCCCAACCCGCCGAAGTCGGCCATTGCGGGCTCGACCTTTTTGAGCAGTTCTTGGCCGACTTCCATCTGGTTGATCGGGCGAGACATATCCGCGTATGTGCTGCGAGCGTTGCCGTACAAGGGCGCAACCTTTGCGAGTTCATCTGCCAACTTCGCTTTCATGCCGCCAGCCGCCGCCATCGCGTTGCGGCCTAGTGCGTTGGTAGCTGTAGCCTCAGACATATCATCAAGGGCCAGTTTGATGTAGTGCAGGCCCTGCAATGACTTCGTCGGGTCGTCTAGTGCAACGCCGTTGTCCGCTGCGAGGTTCTTAGCCACCTGCGCGGCCTTCTGAAACATCGGGCGCTGCATCAGGTCGCGCAGCCCCGGCGTGTCAAGTGCATCGACGTGGACGTTGCCTCCAACCCCGTTGAGGGATCGCGCTGCGGCTTCCTGTTCCACGACGAGTCCACGGCGCATGGTGTCGGAATCAAAGGCCCTTCCGTACAGAGCTTCTGCCGCACCATCCCTTGCCTCGATTGCCGCCTTCATGGTTGCATCATCGCCAGCAATACCGCGCAACGCGGAAAGTCGCGCCGACGATTGCTCCATTGCCCGCTGTGTGAATGGGGTTGGATTGGACGACATGGCTGCACGCTCAAGCGCCGCGATGCCGCCGTTCTCTGCCACTTGTGCCGCCGTGGGCATCGAGCCGGGGACGAGGGGTTGCGCGGCCTGCAATCGAGCCGCTACGTTTCCCGCCTCGTCGCCTGCAACGCGATTCAACGTGCGCGCAGCAATAGTCTTGCGCCCGCCTTCATACAGCGGCTCAAGTAATGACTTTCCGGTCTTGAATCCTGCCACTGCAAGCGGAACCGCCGCACTCCCCGCAGCCGCGAGAGCGCCGCGCCGTAGACGTTCCTCGGGCGTGCCGTATTCGAGTGCAGCCGGAAGGCCGCCAGCCAGCGCCATGCGGCCCGCCGTCGAAAGCGTGCTGGCTCCTGCACCCATCGGGACCACCATCGAGGGAATCGCCTCACCGATGCCGGTGGAATAGGGGCGCACTTCCTGCAATCGCTTGTAGGGCGCGGTCTTTTCTTCGACGTTCTGCTTGAGCCCGCCGAGTGCGGAGGTCTCGCCCCTAGCGCCCAGGTACATCTGCGTCATGCCGTCCAGCAGGCTGTCGAACGTCTTGCCCGTGCCGATCTGCATCGACCGCAGAAAGCCGGGGTCTTCGACTGGCGGCTTTGCGACCGGCGCAGGCTTGGCCTGTTGCTTGCCCCACTGCGATTTGGCGTACTCCAGCACCTGATCTTGGCTCGCGCCCTCCGGGGCGTTCACCTCAAACATTTGCCCATCAGGGGATTGGATGCGGTATGAGGGCATTTACTTTCCAATCGGGGTAATCGACCAGCCGTTGTTGACGTTGTTTTGCGGGTCGAGGATGGCCGCTGGGTTGAGGTTGTATCGCTGCGCCTGATCGGTGTAACGCGAACGCTGAGGGCCGATGCGGGAGGCTGCGACCTTTTCCCATGCCGTCCCGAGATTGAGCATCTCCTGACGCTGTGCAGGCGAGAGCTTTTCGCCTTTCAGCAGGCGGTCGGTGTAGCTGCGCACCCGATCAATCAGGCCCGCACTGTTTGCGATGGCCGCATAGTCAGCCTCACGGACTGCGCCGTCAGGGTCGAGCGTCTTGGCAAAGGCGTATATCGCAGCCTGATCCTTGAGTGCGCCGTTTTGGTCAAGCGCGGTCTTGATCTTCGACACTGCGCCGAGAATCTTCCGGTCGCCTTCCGTCGCCTTCATGTAGTCGTCCGCGAGTTTGCCCTCCATCTCGAACCGGTCCTTTGGCTTGAGGCCCAGGTTATCGGTGTTGACGCTGAGATTCGTTGCTCCGGCCCTCTTGCGAGCGCGATCCCACTCATCAAACGAGCCTCTGTAGCCTTGGCCTACGGCAAACTGATACTCTTGAATCGCGGCGGGCGGAGCTGTATCTTTGGGCGCGGTGAATACCGGCTTGAGCGTTGCGCGATCCACCAACGATGAGCCTGCAGCCACCGTGAGCGGCGAATTGTCTTTCGCCATTGACTGTTCCAGTGCAATCGCCTTCATGGGGTTGATGCCGTAGAGCGCGGACAGGAACCCCTTTTGGTCGAATCCGGGCTGCACTGTCGGCACGGTTCCATCGCCAGTTTGCAGCGGCCCCATGCTCATGGCATTTGCTGCGGCAGGCGAGCGATAGGCCGAACGAGCCGCATCATTGATCTGGACTTCCTGCGCGTCGTCGCGCTTGAACTTGTTCAGATCCATCATTGCTCTTTCCATCTGCATCCGCGCGAATTCCTCGCGGCGCTTACGTTCAGGTTCTGCGGCCAATAGTCCCATTGCGGCCTGCGCTCCACCCGCAAAATCCCTGCGCATCAAACCTGCGCCGAGCAGCCCCAGGGCTTGCACGTTCGCTGGATTGTCAAAGGCGTCGAATAGACTCATGTGTGCTCCTTAGCCCAGAAGGCCCATGCTTTTTGCGAGCGCGTAGCCTTGCATTCCGCCGCCTAGCAGCCCTTGCCATCCACCAGACTGACCGCCCGTCGTCTGATTCGTCGTTCCCTGTCCGCTGTAGGGGGAAATGAGACCGTTGTAGTTGTTCAATGGTCCCCACTGACCGTTGACGCCCTGTCCGTACAGCGCAGCTCCGAGACCCAGATCGGCGCGATCCTGGTTGCGCATATCGCCGTAGAAGTTCAACTGCTGGCCTTGATTGCCCAAGGCGTAGTTGTTCGCCACTTGTTGAGCCTGCGTCGTGTTCTGTTGCTGACCCAGGTAAAAAGCGTTGTTGTTGGCGTTGGCGTTGTTCTGATTCGCCACCGATTGAATCTGGTACGAATTCGCGTTCTGATTCGCCGCGTTCTGATTGGCAACGGTGCCCAATTGGTAGGCATTGGCATTCGCATTGGCAGTGTTCTGATTCGCCACAGTCCCCAACTGATAGGAATTTGCTAACCCCGTTGCCTGATTCGCGTTGCTCTGCGAGCCCAGCGTGAAGTTGTTGTTCGCGTTGAGGTAGCCGAGCCCGAGCTGACCCTGCGCGATGCCCGTCTGTGCGTCGGTGTTGTACTTCGCCTGATCGAGCCCCGCGAAACCGAGCGCACCTTGAAGGGCGTTGTTCGCGTAGCCGAGCCCCAGTTGCCCCGCTGCCGTGGCGCTCTGCGCGTCGGTGTTGTACTTCGCCGTATTCGCCCCAGTCGTGATGCCGAATCGAGCCGTGTCATTCGCCTGATTGCCCAGATACAGCGACTGGTCGAGCCCCTTGTTTTGCAGGTTTCGGGCCATCTGTGCCTGATAGTCCGCGCCGAGCATGTTGGTTGCTGCATTGGCGAATCCGGTCTGCGAGTCGGCAATCGCCCTGCCTTGTGCGAGTCCTTGACGTGAGCCGCCCAAGCCACCGGCTGCGACTGCGTTCGACTGAATGCCCGGCAGGATGTTCTCGGTCAGGTTCTGGTTGAACTGACCTTGCAAGCCGTCGAGCCCCTGTTGCAGGTAGGGCGATGGGGTGTACTGATTCCATGCGCCGCCCATGCCGAGATTCTGGCCGGTGCCGCCCATGCCCAGGGGTTGACCGTTACCCGGCTGACCCTGCATGGAACCCATCTGGCCTGCATGATTCGGCCCGCCGTTCGGGTTCGGCCCCATGCCTTGCTTGTACGTCTGGAGGGCGCGATAGGCTTGCGTCTGTGCGTCGTCGGCCTCTTGCGATTGGCCGGTGGATGCCTTGGATGCGGCCATCAGATCGGCTTGCGTCCAGCCGGGAGGCAGGTTGTAGCTGCCGCCTTGATCCTTCGGCTTTCCGGCCTGCATGAATGCCTGTCGGTCTTGATAGAGTTGCGCAAGCGTTTTCGGAGCCTGCGAGCCGCCCGCCAGTGCTGGATTGACGCCCATGCCGCCCTGCCCCATCGTTGGAGCGCCGGAGCCGTTGAAAGGCGTTCCCATGCCGGGTGCCGTTTGGGGCATGGTTGCCGGTGTGGTTGGCGACATCCATGCAGGGGTTGATCCAGCCGTAGAAGGCTCAGCGCCCCCCATCGTCGGCCCGCCCATGCCGAGATTGCTGGTCTGCGGCTGCATGGATTGCGTCGGAGCGAGAGAACCACCCAGCGGTTGTGGACCCGTCGCCTGCTGAGGATTCAGCCAGCTACCTCCAGCGCTGCCGCCACTGCCATAACCGGGCGGCAGATTGATCGTGGACTGTCCGTAGCTGGATGGCAGATTGACCGAGGGTTGCGTGGTCGTCAGCGTGCCCAGCGTTTGCGCTGTTGGAGCGGCCTGAGGCTGCGGTCCCATCGTCTGCATGGTCCCCGTGCCCATCCCGAGGTTTTGAATCATCGGGTTCGCCATCGGCTTGGCGGTCATGCTTGTGGTCTGGTTGATGCCAGTGCCGCCCGTTGCAAGGCCCTTGAGGTATGGATTTGCTGTAGCCATGTTCTTAGCGTCCGGGGAAGAAACGAGAGAACCCGTTTCCTAGTTGCGGGGTTTGGAGCAATCCAAGGCCCTTTTGCTGCATCAGGTCGTAGCCTGGAAGCGCGCCGGGTGCCATCTGCTTGTCCAGCAGTGACGTGCTGTAGCCGAGCATCTTTTCGACCGGCTCTTTGAGGTAGTCGGGTAGCTCTTGCTTGCGTGTGGTTTCGGTGCCGGGGGTGCCTTGAGCGCCAGCCAGACCGCCAGCCAGTGCTGCGCCTGCGCCGATCAATCCCTTTGCGCCGCCCAGCGCCGACATCCAGCTTGAACCGGGCATCGTGAAAGGCTGGGTGCCTGCGAATTCAGCCGCCGAAATGCTTGGCACATCCACGGCTGACAAGGTGCCGTAACCGCCGCCTCCACCGCCCGCGCCTGCTGCGCCGCCCGCCGCACCACCAGCCGCGCCGCCTGCTGCGGAATAACTGAACGGCTGCGATCCGGCAAACTCCGCTGCGGACCATGTTGGCACCTCGACTGCGGGAAGCGTGCCAAATCCGGTGCCAGCGCCCAAAGCACCCGTCCCGGCGTAATAGGCGCTACCAGCGGGGCCGAACATGCCAGCCCCGCCTAGCGCATTGGTTGCGCCGAAAGCGCCTTCACCGGCCATCGCAAGTTCAGCCGCCGTGCCTGCTGCGCCGCCGCCCGCTGCGCCGCCTGCCCCTGCCGCGCCAAACCCCGCGCCCATCGCCTGCATCGCAAGCGGGCCGAGCATCATCATGAGTGGCAGCATTTCCTGCCCGCCGCTCAGACCAGACCACTGATCCGTCTTGACGTAGTTGCCCTGCGCGTCGTACTCATCACGGTTCGCGCCGTTGTACTGATCGGACCATTTGTTGGTCTTGCCGTTCTCAGTGCCGTAGTAGCCGGTGAGCGGGCCTTGCTGCCAATCGCCGCCCTCCGCACCGCCGCCACTCATCTGGCCAGGTCCGTAGATCGGCGCGTAGTGGCTTGAGCCGAATTGATCGCCCATGTAGGAGCCGGTATTGCCTACCTGCTGGCTTTGAAGCAAGGCCAGCAGTTCGGGGGTTAGGTTTGATGGCATGTAGATGCTCCAGAAATGCGAAAAGCCCTCATGGGGAGGGCTTTGGGGTGTTGGTGGCTGGTCAGCCTATGAAGACCCACGACCCAGCGAGATTGAATCGGTACTGACCCTCTCCACTGCCTGGATTCCAGTCCGATCCGTCCGCATAGACCACAAGTCCGGCGCGTGGTCGTTTTGGCTCGCTGTGGAGCACAGTGAAAAGAACGCCCTCCACAGCCTCATGCTGCGATCGGGAAACGCTGTCCAGCTCTGCGGCGATGTAGGTGGCGAGTTGCTGTAACTCCTTGTCGCGCTTGAAATTCGGCGGGAAGATGAGCGGGCGCGGTTCGTACATCAGTAGCCCCCCATTGGCAAAACATCAATCTCGCAAGAGCGCATCCGCCACGGCGAGCCGGTCGTGGTGTAGAACTTCACCGCACCAAACCTGCCGCTCGCGAAGCTGTGAACCTCGATGTCCGTGCCGACCGTGAAGTCCACCGCAGTGGAGTACGTGGGCGACGAATAGGGCGTCATCGCCGCTCCAAGTTGGCACTTGATGACCGTTCCGTCAGCCGCCTCGAACTTCGGGCGAATGCCCTTGAACAACTTGACAGTGCCCGGCGCATCCAAGTGCAGGCCGGTGCGCTCCAATGACGTAGCAAAGTCAGTCCCGAAATCGGTTGTGCCCGCGTCGTAGATGGATAGCGCAGGAGTCGAGCGAGCGAGCACAAGGCGCGGACTGTTCGGCGCGTAATCGCTGTAACCCCAGGTCCGGCCAATGGACGCCCATGTGTCAGTGCTTGCCGCCCATGTAGAAGTCGTATCGGTGATCGTCACCTGACCTGTCGAGCCGTAGGTGACGCCGTTCAAATCACGAGTGCCGAACGTGTTGTCTTTCCAGTTCCACACCAGCGCCTTGTCGCAGGCGGTTGCAGAGCCTGATGGAAAGCAGATCAGGATTTCATTGCTGGCCGGACTCTTGGCAAGGAATGCCCTTGCCGCATAAGTCGCGTTGATGTTCGATGCGAGCCAGCGTTGCATCCGGCCCTCAAGAATGGAGGTCAGTCCCTGCCCGCCATGCACGACCACATCAAACCCCGGCGTGAGGTACACATGCCCACCGGGAAAGCTCTGGACGCACCCGCGAGCGAGCAATCCGGTATCACCGGGCAAGCGGCCAAACTTGAAAATCTGATTTCCGCCGATCAGTTGCTGATAGTGCAGCGCATCATCCTTGTACAGGACGTTCATGTCCCCCAGCGGCATGGAGTCGATGAAGTTGCCGTTCGTCTCAGCCTGCGCAACATCACCGGCATCCTTGGTCGCGTCGGCAATGTTCCAGCTTGACGGAATAGCCCCCGGCTCAGTGGAGGATGACCACAGGATGGTGTCGTACTCACGCACGCCAGAGCGGGTAATGTCCAGCGCGACGATGTAGTTGCCAAATGCCCGCATCGAACTGCACAGATAACCAGCGGGCCAGCCGGTCAGGTTCGCAAGGTTCGACCCGGTGCTACCACCCCAAAATTGCGGAACGTCAACGCCGTTGTTCTGGATGTAAACGCCGTTGAACACAAACCCGCACCAGCGGTCATCAATCGCCCCGGTGTTGTTTGCGTTGGTGATGTCGGTCTGCGTGGTGCCGTCATCGACGTAGGTTTTTTGCAGGCCGGTATAGACCATGAACCGGGTTGATCCGACCGTGTAATGGCAGTTGTGATACGGCGTGATGACGGGCGTTGTGTAGGCGTTCGCCATGCCTCGGAAGGTCTCGGCAAAACCATTGCGAAACCGCACGTTGCTGGCGTTGCTGGAAACGCCCAGGGGCAATTCTTCGGCCAGCGTGTCACGGTTGAGACCCTGCCCCCAGTCACTGATAGCAACCCACGTCATTTGTAGCCCGCCTTCACTTCTGGCGGTAGCGGCTGGTGGTATTCGTGCGGCAGGTACGTTCCGTGGCGGGTCTTGATGTACGCACGTATGCAGTGCGATGGATGCTCGAACGTGCGACCGTCCGGAAGTTCGATGACAGGGCCTTGGAACAGCGAGAACACGCGATCCACGCACCAGCCAAAAGCGCGCGCCGGTAGCTTGCCGTTCACCATGCCCCGGCCCGCCCTTGCGCTCATCGTCTCGAACGCGCTAGGCGGTGCGCCCTCTTGCCCGGTAGCCACTGCCCAGACCATCAGGACTGCGGACAGGATCAGGTTGCCCAGCAGATCCACGATCAGCCAAAAGCACACGCCGATGGCGGCTAGCCTGGAGGTGAGGATTTGCAGGCGGGTCATAGCGCCAGTTGCGAGCGAATAGCGGCAACAAAGCCTTCCCAGCTGGCAGTGACCGTGTTGAGTTCCTGCGCCGTTGCCGCATTGCGCGCCTGCTCTTTTCGCAACAGGCGGGCGGCTCGAATTGCAGACTGCGCGGTGCGCCAGGCGCTTGCAGTGGCCAGGATGTCGTCGCACGCGGCTGTAGCTGTCCAACCTTTTGCCGAGGCCCACGAAGCCACGCTTGCCGGGACTGCGCCTGTGTAGCCTGCGCCTTTGAACGCAATCGCTTCGGCTTCCGCTACTCGATACTCTTCAGCGCGATTGCCAATGACGGCGGCATAGAGGGTGTCCACGTCGCTGTCGATTCGCGTCAAGGTCGCGGCCACTCGGCTGGCGAGCGTTGGCGCTTCCGCTTGACGCTCTGCAATGATGGTGGATTCTTCTTCCGGCGAGCATTCCACGCTCATGCCGTTGACGTTCTTGAACATGGTCATTTCTTGATCCTGTAAAGACGAAACTTGCCGCTGGCGATGTCTCCGGTCGAGAACATGAAGCGAATGGCGTCGATGTCCGCCGTAGAGTTGCGGTGAGCAGCGCCACTAGCGACCGCGCATGTAGATGCGGCAGATGGGTAGTAGTTGCCCTGCCAGACCACCGTCTTGTTGTGGGTGGTGCCCGCAGGATCTACGATGCGAATTTGCGCACTGAACCCACCCAGTGCCGCAGTGTTTTCGACAGCGCCAGACATCTCAATTCGGGCGGCTGACGTTGTGCCGTTGTCATTGCCCAAGCCAAAGTTGCCCGAGCTGTATCCGGTGACTTTGCTCCACGAATAGTCTGCGTTGGCTGCAGCGAACGTCGAGCCGCCGTCAGTTGATGTGCGAAGCCACGGCACGGCGGCGTCAGTTGCTGGAACTGCGTTGATGACAGCCAGCACCCACTCATCCGACGCATTCGAGATGCCGGTGAAATCGACTGTTGCCGTAGAGCTGGTGATGTCGGTGGATGCGACAAGCACGAGCCCCGAGTCGCCCCAACTAACAGACGATCCATCGGTCGTCAGCACCTTACCCGCGTTGCCCGTTTGAGATGGAACCCCGCCGTCCAGCACGGCATCAGTGATTGCTGTAGTCACAAATGCGGTTGTTGCCGCTTTGGTCGAGTTGTCGCCTGCCGTCTGTGTGGCGAACGTGTGATCGCCCGTCCATGCTTGGCCGGTGATCGCGCCCTTGGCGTTGATCTGCGTTTGAATGGCTGATGTGACGCCATCAAGATAGCCAATCTCTGTCGCTGTGAGCGTGCCGGGAATGCCGTCAAGCACATTGATTTCAGCGGTCGATGCCGTCACGCCATCAAGGATGTTCAGTTCGGCAGTCGAGGCCGTTACGCCGTCAAGCAGATTCAGTTCCGTTTGCGTTGCCGTGACAGCGCCGTTGATGTTGGGGAATGTGGTCTTGATGACGCTCTTGATTCCCCGGATGTGGTTGTCACCCTCGGGGATGGCGTCGGTCGAATCCGGCAGCGAGGCGTTTAGGTCGCTGGGATATTGAAAGGCTGATTCGAGGGCCATTTGTAATCCTTGGGGCAATGCAGCAGCGCAGGCCGTGGGCCTGTGTGCGAGGGATGCGGGGTATTAGCGGGTGGTCGAACTCAGGGGCGAGCCGCTGAATTCTTCTTCGTCGTCGCGCTCTTGCAGTCGGTCGCGCAACTGGAGATATTTCAGCTCCCACAGTGCGATTCGCGGGTCATTCACCACGAAAGCCTCTGCTTCAACCAAAGCGGCGAAAAGTAGCATTTCCGGCGCATCGGTGATGAGCCAGTTCGATGTGTTGCTGTCGCTCAGTGCGTCCAGGCGCTTGTAGTACGTGCCCTTGAGCGTGTACGTGTCGGTTGGGAATGGGCCAAAGATGAAGTTCCCGGCGTCTCGCGCGATGAACTTGGGCCGACCGTCCGATGAGCGGGTTGGGTAGTTGTGGTAAATCCACTCCGCATCCTTGCGCTCAAGCTTCGCAACCGGCGTGCCGTCAAGGTAGGCATTCTTGAGTTCTAGATAGCCTGATGGGACCGCCGCAACTCCGCTGGAAATCGCCACGGACATGGCCGTCTCCATCTGCCGCACCCGAAGGTCGCGATAGATGCGGTTCTCACCGAACGCGATCAGGTCGGGGACGATTGCGGTCGTCGTTGCGTCAGTCCGATGCAGCCATGAGGCCACCGAAGTCTTGAGCGATGCGTAATCAGTGATTGCCATTGAGCCTCCCGTATCGCATCGCGTAGTCGTATTTCGGATTGCTCTCGAACTTGCACAGAGGGCTTGAATCCGGGATGTGAACCTTGATGCCTTTGCCCCTTGCAAGGCCAATCAGGTATTCCATGTTTGCGCGCTGGTAGGCGTATTCCTCAGATGCCTTCATGTCGATGCCGTACAGCCCGATTTCCTCGGCTTGCTCATGGATCGCCATGGCCGTGACATAAGCCAGGCTCGAACACAAGTAATCGCCCACGGTCTGCGCAACTTCCTCGAACGGAAACCGCCGTGAGCCGGGAACTTCTGCGTACTGCTCTTGCATGTACGGCGCGAGGTCCGACAATTCCGCGAGGTATTCCGGTGGATAGGCCTCACGCAAGATGGACAGGTCGTGCATCTCAAACGTCCGGTGCAGCCGGTAGCGGTCTGTATCCCATGTCAGACCCCACAATTGCCACGATGGATCGCCCCAAGGTGCCAGGTCGTGAGACGAGGGAGACAGGCCGATAACGGCGACTTTCAGACCCATTTTTGCTTTCTGTCCGCGATCAGCTTCTTGTCGCTGGTCAGAAACATCTGCTGGTTTTGCTGCACGTACAGCATTGCCCTTCGTGCCTCGTCCGGGTCAGCGGAAAGCACGTCGTAGCCCATGTTTCGCAGGGCAACAACATGACCCATAGGCAGGCGCATCGCCAGCACCAGCTGTTGACCCTTTTGCCCCATGACGGCAGGGCCATTGGCGCGGATCATCGCGTTTTCTTCGATGACCGGCAATGCGTCATAGATCGTCTCGGTGACGAGCTTGTCGCCTTCTTCGATGTAGTGGAGCTTTTCCACCAATCCGTCGTCGTTTGGAATCATCTTCGCCCCAATAGAAAAGGGGGCCGAAGCCCCCTTGTCAAACAACAAGCCCCGAAGGGCTTAGACCATTCCATAGTCCCCGATCACGAGATACGTGATCTGGATTTTTCCGCTGATGGTCTGGGTTGCGTCGGCATCCACGTCGCCAGTGGTTGCATAGGCGGTGTTGAGGTACATCGCCTTTGCAGTGCCGGTGCCGTCGAACTGCGCGGCTGCTGCCAACGCTGCATTGACCGCCGTGCCTGCAACGTTGATCGTTGCGGACGAGGTGAATGCAGTGGATGGGAGCAGATCAACCATCGTGCTCGTGAGAGACACATTCGATGCCGTTGCCGTGCCCAGCGCGATTGCGCCGGTAACGCTGGCGTTGAGCGTGCTTGCAATGGTCGATGTGGTCTTTTGCTGCAACGTTGCCACGCAGCCGAGCACATGGATACGCGCTTCCGGGAACGTGTAGATCAGCGTGCCCTGGTACTCCGTCCCGTTGACGACGGCTTGCGGCACGTTGTCAAGGTTCAGGATTGCGGTGACGAATCGCCCGGACTGCTTGTGGGTGACTGAAATCGAGCCAGTCGCCGGGGGATTGACCACGCCGACTGGATCGTCTGAGTCCGCCAGCGCAAAGCCGGTTCCGGCGTCTTGAGTGAGTTTTGCCATGATGTTTTCTCCAGATGAACAGAGCCCGACTAGCAGGCCCTGTCCGGGTTGGCTTTAGCTCGCTGCGAGATCGCTCACGACGCCATGAGCTTTCTCGTTGCACATCTCCATCGTCCACTCCACGATGATCTGCTTGCGCGTCGAGTCGCCGGTCTTGGCGAGTTCCGATGTCTGGAAGTCACGCAGCACGCCGAACTTGATGTGCTCCATGTCGAACAGATAGACCACATCGGTGGGGGCCTGACGGGACGGCACAAACTTGATTTCGTTGCCCAGCGGGTCCACGTAGATGTCCACGCTGTTCGTGACCTTCTTCTTGTCGCCGTCGCTAGTCTTGGTGGCGGCGCCGGAAAAGGCTGCGATCTTGCGCTTCTGGAACTTGCCGCAGATGCCCATCGTGGGCTCGCCGCCCGAGTCCCAGCAGTCGGCCAGGACTTGTTCGAGGAACGTCTCTTGCAGGGCGCGTTGGGTGCCGTCCGTGTGGATGTCCGAGCCATCACCCGTGCAAGCGGTCGCGTCTGCGGCCTTGCTGATGTTGGTCTTGATCCATGCCTGCGCGCCAGCGACCTTGCGGGCCGTGGTGTCGCCGCCTGCGACGTAAGCTTGATTTTCAAGCATCGCTTTTTCCACGTCGCGCTTGATTTCCTTCATGCGGTTCGCCATCTGGAAAGCCATCTCGCTGTTGCGACCCGCCTTCTTGATGACATCGACGGTCCCCGACACCAGTGCCACCTTGTCGGTGATGCCGGTGTAGTTGTACAGGCGGGACGTTGCCGTGCCTGCGTCGGTCGTGGCGTCGTCGCCTTCGATCACGAAGTTGGACGACGATGCAGCCGTGAGGGAATGCACTTGCCATTCGTGCTTTGTGGACGTGACGGGCACGCGCTCCATTGCCGAAAGAACAGGGGTTGCGGTGGGCGACACGTCATAAATGATCGCGCCGAGGTCTTCGCGGTTGCCAACGGAATCGTTGGACGAGAAGGTGTTGCTGGGTTGTGCCATGACAGGCTCCTATAACTTGGGGTTCATGCTTTACCGGTGGCTTGCAGGTAGGCCGCAAGGGCCTTCGTGCTGTCGCCGCCGGAGCTTCGGACTTGTTGCTTGAAGGTTTTCAGTTGCGCGCTGTTGCCGTCGCTCTGTGGCGTCGAACCGGGCTTGACCAGCTTTGGAGCCAGTCGCACCTTGTTTTCCACCGCAGGTTTTTGCTTTTGCAACGTGTCGTGTTGCCACGACCTGCGAAGCGCGTAGACGCTTGCGGCGCGGTCCAGGTCAATCTCGCTCTTGTCGATGCCTGACTTTTCCAGCCAGCTCACGAGCTCGCGGGCTTCGCGGTCTCGTACTGCCGGGTCTTTCCAGTCGGGAATCAACTCAAACAAGCGGGCCTGCTGGCGCTGCTTTTGCTGTTCAACAGTGGCCGCTTGGTGTTGCTGCCACTGCTGCTGCGCTTGCATCTGACGTTGGCCGATGTCTTGCAGCGTCGCTTGAATGCGATTGCTGCGCTGCTGGAACTGGTCCCGCAGGATTCCGGCTCGCCCAGGGTCTGCCTGCCACAACTCACCCCAGTTGATGGAGTTGTAGTCGTGGCTTAGTTCCTGCTGTGCGATGTTCGTCAACGATGCAAGGTGCTGCATCTGCGCGTCGGCGTGTTGGAAACGCTGCGCGATTGCCTGATCTGCCTCTTGCAACTTGCGCTCGGCTGCGGCCTCTTTGGCTGCGACCTCGCGCACTCGGTTTTCGGCATGTCCCTGAAGTTGGTAGGTCTTGAGGTAGTCGGCGAACTTGGCTTTGCCCTCCTTGCCATCGACCTTGTTTTTGAATACGGGCGAGCCGTCTTCGTCTACATCAATGAGGTCTTCATCAATGCCAAGTGCCGCTGCGAGTTGAGCAGTGGTTAGCGGTTGCTGGCTATCCCCAGGAGCATCGCCGTCAGGCTTGTCCGGGTTGGCTGCGCTTTTGGGGTCATCCGATTCATCACCGGAATTCCCGCTGTCATCGCCGTCTTGCGCAGCCAAAAAGGCTTCAATGCGGTCGATGGGATCTGCGGTATTGACGCCGTCATTACTGACGGTAGGGTTCCCGTTTTCCATTTGATTTCACTTTCTGTGCCAGCCCCCGAAGGGGCTTGCCCTGCGTCTCGCGACGTTTTCCACGCTTATCAATGACACAAGCCCCGTGGCGGACTGGGTGTTAGTAAAATGCAAGCCTCACTTCGGAGGTTCGGAATGATTCAGATCTACAGCGGTAGCTTTGGCGATAGCACTACTTGCCGTCCATCTGCAAAGGTGCGCCGTCTATCTAAGCGCCGACTTAAAAAGCGAGTGGCGCGCGATTTGCAGGCCGTCTGGAATAGCTCTGTGTCAGCGCCATTCGCTGGCATAACGCAGCAGCGGATTGGCTCTTTCAGCGCAGCGCGCCGAGCGGCAGGCCGGGTGTTGGGTTAACTGATCGTTCCAGTTCTCGGTCGATCTCGACAATCACCGCATTTGCCAGCACGCCGCACTCGTCGCGGTCGGCTGCGCGCCATTCGGCAATCTCTCGGCACTTCGAGAGCAATGAGCGCAATGGATGCTCCGCCCCGCAATCACACTCCGTCAGCCCGCAGCTGACGCCGCAGTCGTCCGCGTGATGTGTAGTCACCGCCGAAACTCCAGCCAGCGGCGCTTGCGCTCAAGCTCGACAATCTCGACTTCGGCCATGTAGCCATCGTCCAACTTGCGCTCGATCTCGCGGCGAATCGACACGAATATCTGCTTGGCAATCACGACTCGCTGCGCCTGCTCTTTGTTGTCTGGATCGCAGGAAAGCGCCTTGTTTTCAAGGTACTCGCCCACCGCCTCGAACGCCTCTTTAAAGTGCTTGTTCTCAAGCAGTTGCCGCGCTTCGTTGGCATTGATTCGGCGCTGTTCTGGGGTGGGGTCGTTCATGCCGCCTCCAGCAATTCGATGCACCGTTCATTCACGCTGATCCGTTGCTTCGGAAAGGCGGCATCAGCAATCTGAATGCGCCCCGCCTTCGTTCGCTTGACCATCACGCAGCGCGAGCCGATAAACGGCTGAATTTCCCAATTCGCTGCGCTCCAGCCAAACGGTCGGATCGCGCAGGGAGCGCCCGGTCTCAGTCGCTCTTTCCACATGCGGCGCTTCTCCGCTTTCAGGTACTGTGCGGCCACATACGCGCCTTCTGATCTTGTAGCCCCCTGCCGTGCCAGCACCAACGCGCTACCCATCAAGGCCCGGCACTCATCATCAGTAAGAGGAAGGTCAATCGGCGCGACGCGACGGACTATTTCCCAGTTTGCTGGCGTTTCGTTCATGCGATTGGCGGCTCAGGGTAGTTGATCGGTCCCGGCTGCTGTTGCGGCTGGGGTTGCATTTGTTCAGGAGGCATCGGCTGGGCCATCGGCTGCTGCATTCCAGCACCTAGGCCCTGTTGTCCGAGGTCAATGCGCATTCCGTCGCGAATGCCTTGCATCTCGGCTTTCATCGTCTCGATGGCCTCCTTGCTGGCGAGGCGCATTTGCTCAATGAACACCTGCGTCTGCCGGTCGGCCTCGTCTCGCTGCGATTGCAACCGAGCATTCAGCATGGCGCGCTCGCGCTCGAATGCGTCCTTAGCCTGCGCCATCTGCATGTCCGTCTGCGCCTTCACCTCTGCCGCGCCCTTCACGTCAGGAACGCCGCCTTGACCTTGAGCGGCCTTGGCTTGATTCTCTTGCGCGAGCTGCTGGAACTCGGGCGAACCGGGGGTGAGAACGTACTTTTCCGGGCTGTCAAAGCCCATCGCCTCGGCAATGTCGGTGAACAGGTTGTACATCTGGGCCGGACCAACAAGGCCCATTGGCAACAGTGTTTGAAGCATCCCAAAAAGCATTTCCAGCTTGGCGCGCTTTTCTTCTTCGCTGCCAGTGCCCAAGCCGACGCGGACGGTCAGGTCTGTGCGCTCTTTCCATTCCTTCGGGTTGACCGGAACCCATTTCCCGCGCAGTTGAACGGTGCGGGCCTGATCCTGGTGCCGCATGAGGATCGCGTGCGCCTGGAGAACCGACTCCTTGACGCCGGTCTCGCCCAGCATCCGGGTAATCATCTCCATCTTCTGGGACGCCTTTTGCAAGTTCTCAATGAACGCGCCTTTGGTCGTCTGCTTCAAGATGTCCGGGTCCAGGCCGGTCGTCGCCTTGCTGATGCCGGTGCGCGATTCCTTGCTCGACTCAAAAAAGTCGATGACCGGCAGGAGTTTGTCGATGATCGGCGTGGTGACGATGGGAGCGAATGCGTTCTGTACCGAGTCCGTGCCCTTGATGCGCTTCACGCCGCCCGGTGTGGAGGTCATGAAGTCGCGCAGGTTGGCGTTTTGGTTGACTGCCATCTCCGCGTTGTTCACGCGGTAGATGTTGTCCAGCAACTGGCGCTTCAGCACCGTCATGATCTCTTGCAAGTCGCCAATCTCATCGTCCAGCGACTCACCCACATGGCGATGTGGGACGCGCTTGGCAACAAAGCCGGTCATCGGAACTGCTGAAATCGGCTCGTTCCAGTCAGAGCCCGGTGGAATCTGATCGGCAACCGTCACGATCTTGCGCAGTTCGGCAATGCCGTCGCCGTCTGCGTCCACCTTGAGATATGCCTCGCAATAGAGGATTTCGTCCATCGACTTGTCGCCAACCTGCCCGGTCGTTTCCGACTCGTCATCAGTTGAATCGCGCGACAGGGCTTGCGTGCTGTATTCGCTTTCGCCGTGCGCCGGGAGTTCATCCACGAACGCGCGGGGCATGCTCATCTCGATCAACTCGGAGCGGGTCTTTTTGGTGACGTGCTCGGTGAATGGCGAGTCCTGCAACGAACCCCGGCACTTCTTGGAAACGCGCACCTCCTCTGCGGGAACCGCCATCCAGATCAACTTGCCGGTCTTGCGGGTGATCTTGAGCTTGATGTCGAACATCTCGACGGGCATCGGACCCGTCGGCTGGCCGGTCATTGGGTCTATGGGTGGCGGCTCGCCTACGGTGTAGCTTTCCTGTCCGAGCACTTCGACCTTGGCCTTGGCTTTCTCAAGGTCCGCGAACATCATGGCGATGGCGTCCATCGTCAAGCCGGTGTACTCGACTTCCTCGATCTTGTCGGTGACTTCCCACCAGTGCTTTGCATACCCGTTCTTGAGCAGCAGCGTGTCCTTGATGGCGTCGTGCAGGACCATGAAGCCGGGGTTGTCCTTCATCAGCACCTGATTGACGTAATCGGACTCCTGCTTGGCAAGTTCCTCGTCTTCCGGGCCGACAGGATCGAACTCGGCAATCTTTCCCGACTGCGTGAACACGCGCAGGATTCCGGGCAACGCCCAGTCCACCGCCTCAGCCAGATCGCGCGATACAACCTGCGAGCGGCCCTCGACCTCGTTCCCGTAGGGTCGGCCATGATAGTGATTCATCGCCTTTGCTCTCTCGTCGGAGAGCCGCCCATCCTCAGCGCCCAAGCTGTTTGCCCGATGCCCCTTGATGATGGAGACGAGTTCGCGGTTTGACAGCTTCACACAATGCCCTCATCCGAGCGACGAAACGACACCACAACGGGGGCCTCGTCCTCTGCGGTCCAGTCGTCGTCATCCACGCCTTCACCGGGCAGCTTGATGCCGTCCGTGGAATAGCTCTGCCCTTCAAGTGCTCGCATGACGCGGGCAATTCGTTCCGACCGCTTGAGCGATTCGGATTGACCGCCCCACACGCGCATGGCATAGGCTTGAGCCTCCTGCTTGCGAACGTCTGCGCCGATGATGGATTCAGTGACGGGCGCGGGCGCTGCCCCGGTTTGCTCGGCAAGCCAGCGCATGAAGACCTCGTTGTCTTTGGCTCGCCTGTCCGGTGCGCCCGATTTGGTGAACTTCGTTTGCGCGAAGATTTCATCAGGGATCACCACGTCTCGCCCGTCAGGCAGGGTGTAAACGTTGATGGATTTGCTCATACGATGCCTTTGGTGCTGTGTTTCAGGGGCTTGTCCCAGTCGCTGTCCGACTCGTTGCTCATGTCGTCAACGCAAAGGGCCAGATAGCGGAATGCGTCCGCGCCGTGGCTGAATTCGTCGTGAACCGGCGAACCCGGCTCATTCGTGCTGCTGTTTACGTTCCGGCGATAGCGCTTCAAGCACTCAATCAGCCGCTCGGCTCGGACCTTGTTGAAATAGATGCGGGAGAACGCCTCACGCGCCCGCTTGATGCCGCTTTCAACGTCTAGCTGTGGCGTGCGCTTGACCTTCCAGCCCAGCGCCTCCATCACGTCTGCATCGCGCTTGCCGGTCTGGTGCCTGCGGGCGTAGCCGTCATGCGGTAGGAAGTGATTGCCCCAGTTGATCGGCTGGCCGTCCAGGCGCAGCGCCTTTAGCTCGCTGCTGTAGTCCGCTAGCGTGCGCTGCGAGCCCTCGATGTAGTGAACGATGCGAATCTCGCTCGCCAGCTTCTGGACAAGGATGATCGACATGGAATCGTTGAAACCCAAGTCCCAAACCGCGTGCGTCTTGAGCAATCCATCGTGCGGAATCGCGCCAATGCGACTCCCGGCATTCGCCATCTGGTCAAAGTAGATCGCCCCTTCAACCGCTGGCTTGCATTTACCTTCCCAGATGTGCGCGTAATCTTCCGGGCGCATCGTGGCTTTAGCGTGTTTGCGCTCTGCCTCAAGGACACTCGGAAAGAACGGGTTATCGCTGTAATTGACCTCGACGTTGATGCAGTCGGGCGGCGGGTTGATCGTGAACCGCTGGTGCGTCTCGTCGCTTTCCAACTGCGGGTTGTAGCTCACCCAGATTTCAGAGCCATCCTTGCGAATCGTTGGAATCAGAATGTTCCAACTCGACTTGCTGACCGACTGCGCTTCCTCCACCCAACAGATATCAACGCCCTCGAATGACTTGAGGCTTTCCGCCGTCATGTCCGACAGGCCGGAGAACAGGAACAAACTGCCGTTCTTGCCGCGAATCTCGGTTGCCAGGACTTCGTAGAACGCCCCGAGCCCCAGGTTCGATATCTGATCCTTGAGCAGTTGGTGAACCGACTGCTGGATGGACTTCTGGACTTCCCGCGTGCAGAGCACTCGCAGGGGCCGCTGCGAACCGATGATTAGGAGCGCCCGAGCGATTGACCACGACTTAGCCGAGCCCCGCCCACCCCTTGCTACTTTGTACCGACTCGCCTGAAACAGGAACCGCAGCTTCTTGGGGAAGCGGGCAACCGTCTCACTCAAAGGTCACTTTCAGGGAATGGGCGATGGGCGGCATGTCATCCGCTCCGCCGACAGCAACCTTGTCGCCGTACTTCTTCGGAGCCATCTTGGAGGCCAGCCACTTGCGGGCGTCCACTCTCAGGCGCGAACGGGCAATGACGTCATGGTCAATCGCTGGGCCGTTTTCTGTCTGGTAAGTGTCGTTTGAGCCGTCATCCGCTATCTGGATGATTTCCTCTGCAAACCGTTCGGCCTGCGCATCCCTCGCGCGCGCGTATTGTTCGGGGAAGTTCGCAAGCCAAGTCGTCAGCGTTCCCAACCCTACTCCGGCATCCTGCGCAATCACCCGAAGCGACTTGCATTCCGCCATCTGATCGCAGATTGCTTCGATGCCGATGGCGTCCAGCTTGCTTTGTGCTGGTGCTTCCCGCTGCTTGCGCTCTTTCGCCATATCTCAACCCTTGCGGGCCTCTAGTTGCTTACTGAACCGACAGCGCAGCGATTGCAGCCTTGACCGAAGCAAGGCGCTCGGACAGGTCGGCAATCTCGGCGGTGGTCTCGGTCTTGGCTTGTTCCATGTCGGCAATCTCGCCCTTGAGCCGCTTGGAGTCGGCTGCGATCTGCTCGCGCTCGGCTTTGGCCTTGCTCACGGCTTCGACTGCGGTGGCGAGTTCTTTCTCGCGCTTGGCAGATTCGGTCTTGAAAGCCTTTTCAGCCTTGTCAGCATCCTGCGTGGCAAGGTTCGCGGCGACAGTGGCAGCGGATTGGATGCGATCCAGATCGGCCTGAGCAGTGGAAACGCCTTCCAGCGTGGTTGCCAATTCACCCTTGGCTTTGGCGAGTTGGTCGAGCGCTTGGTCGCGCGCTTCCTTGGCTGCGTCAGCGGCTGCCAGCACGGAAAGTGCGGCGTCCAGTTGTTCAGCCATCGCCAGTTCAGCCTGCATTGCAGCGGCTCGGCGGCGGATTGAGTCGATGGCGTCTCGCATTGCTTGCATGGCTTTAGCCCCTCCGGGTCAGTTGGGTTTTGCGAACAGTGCAGGTCACAGTCACGGAAGCGTCCGTGCCGGGAGTTGTGAGCTTTGGCCGCTGGTACACGGGCTTTTGGCCCTGCTGCTTCGTGGCCTGACCGTCTGCCGTAAAAGTGATGGCGAGCCCGCCGATGATGTCGTTCACCGGGCCATAGTGCGCCTCTGTGTCTGTGTTCGATCCTTGGGCGGCAACAGTCGCACTACCCCACGTCGCGCCAGCGTAGGCGTGCCAGCACATATCGACGCCCTGGAGGACTTCGGGGCCGAGCGCCTTGCCGGTGTGGTCGGCAGTGGTCAGGACCCATGTGTAGAGGACTCCCTCACCATAGCCCGGGCCGATTGCAGTTTCCGTTGGAGTGACGATTGCCATAGATGGCCTTTCAATGCAAAACGCCCGCGAAGTGCGAGCGTCTGGGTTGGTTTGTGCGAGAGATCAGTGGAGTCGTCCGCCGACCCATTCCAATATCGGGCTATACCCGTTGATGAAATTGCGCGGGAACTTGTCCAGTGCGTCCTGCATGTCGTCTGCGTAGCCGAGGCGGATGTAGTCCAGGTCGCACCAGTCGATGACCTTGCCGTCGATGTAGTTTTTCTTACCGTTTAGGCGGTAGGTGGGCTTTAGGACGCGGAAGGTCATGTCTTGCCTTTCGGCTCTACGTTGGGGGAATTGGTGCCCGAGCTTGCAAACCGCTTTTGTCACTGTGCAGGTAAACGATTGAACGGATGCGCCCGGGCGTAAACAAGAAAGCCGCCTGCGGGGTTAACGGGGCGGCTTGGGGGTGTGGAGCGGACTCAGGGAATTGAA